ATTAACTCCAGTACCAGTTAATTTAAGTGCATAAACAGCACTTGCTTTGTCTAATGTCAAAATTTGAGTTGAACCAAATGATTTTGGATTTTCAACAACTCCAACTCTTGCAATTTGATTTCCAGTAATAAAATCTGGGTTTTGGATATCATTTTCAATTCTAGAGTACATCAGAACATTATATGCGCCCAGTTCTCTATAGATATCTGCTCCGTGACCCCCTTTAGGTGATATGATTACGTTAAATGCTGGTAGAGTGGTTCCAGTGGGAACATTTCCTGCAACTAAATCAACAGTACCAAATGTATATCCAGAACCTTGATTAGATATCGTAACTGATTCAATTTTTTGATCATTATTTATGATAATTGTACATTCTGCCCCAGATCCATCTCCACGAATAGGAACTCTTGTATAAGTTCTATTAGCAGTCCCCACAGAGACCCCTCTATTTGCTATAGTTGCAATCTTAATAGATCCATCAACTGCATTATTTCTAACTGATGCATTATCGGTGCTTGTTTCCCAATTTATAGGAACTGGCATAAAATCGGTGGATTCAAATTTAATAATATCTGTTGGTTTAATTGTATAAAGATATTTCCAAATATATCCATCACCACTAGTTCCTGCTGCTCTTGGTTCTAAATCCGTGAATAATGGTTCATCTAATGAAGGTCTTCCATTTAAATTATCAGGATCTGTTCCGTTCTGCAAACAAATATAAACTCTATAATCACTATTCAAAACGTAATATGATGCTGAATATAAATTAGTTGCACCAGAAACCTTTGTAGTATTTGATCTGCTGTAGTCATGACGATACATATCAAAAGTTGTACCAGTTGACCAAAAACGCTTCTGAACTACTTGTCTTATATCACTTGCATTTATTTTTTTTAATGCAATCATAGTATCCCAATAATTATTTTCTTCATCAAAACTGTCTCTAGGTGATGGGGGATTAGTGTCCCAGTCACTTTGAATATCAGTAGGATTTGGTAGACCAATAAAAGAATAGTAAGAATTTGTTGAAGAACTTACTCCTGCAACAAAATTCTTCGCATTTAATATTCTAATTTGATCAGTTATGATTGCTGCCATTTTATGATAGTTTTTTTATTATTTATTAGTGATTTAAATGGTTGTTGGATAAACACTGATAGTATTACCCATCCCCGAGTGACTAGTGCATTGGTAATATAAAGTGTTAGGTGCATTAAAAGGAACTTCAAATCTGATTACTCCACTTGCTGCTGAATTATTAGTAACACCATCACTATATGCAGCACCACCATTACTTACACGAATTTGGAATGGATGAGAACCACCAGAGTTATTTACAAATTCGTATACTCTACCTCTTGCAAGATAAAGAACTGGGTCATTAGTTGTTTGAGTAAATCCAATTCCAGTGAAAGTATAATCATTAATTCCACTTGCACCTAATGTCCATCTACCATCTACTGCATTTGAGGTGTCACCAAAATAAGTAACGATACCAGAAGTTGCAGTAACTACACCAGAAGAAATCTGTACTGTTCCAAGTGTAGAAATACCTGTTATCTTAATACTAGAACTATCTATTGTTCCAACGGTAATATTAGGAGTTCCAGTAAGTCCCTGTGCATTGGTTGCTGTGGTTGCAGTTCCAGTAAGTGCTCCAACAAATGTTGTTGCAGTTGCAATTCCAATATTATAATATTCAGTTCCAGTTCCTACAGTTCCACTTGCCTCTTTGTTTACCAATTCTACCCAACGAGTATGAGCATAATATGCTTTTCCAGTTTGATGAACATGAGCAAAAGCGCCGTGGTAAGTGCTAAATGAGGGAAGGTCAGAAAAATTTTCCCAATAAAAAGGAATAATACTACTAGTAAGACCTGCGACTATCTTATTTACAGTAATATCAGGTGTTCCAGTAAGTCCCTGAGCATTGGTTGCTAAAGTTGCTGTGGTTGCAGTTCCAGTAAGAGCACCAACGAATGTCGTGGCGGTCACTACACCAGTAAAGGTTCCATTACCAGTCACTGTAAGAGCACTAGTGGGGTTTGTGGTTCCCACTCCAACATTAGATAATGTATGAATTCCTGATGCAGTTGATACCCATTGAGAAGACCCCCCACCACCAGTAGCAGTGATCGTTACATTCCCTGTAGATTGATTCACAGAAATGCCAGAACCTGCAGTGATAAAAGTAACAGCAGATCCAGTTAATGTGGTTCCTCCAAGATTGATCGATGTTGCATTAATAGTACCAGTAGAACCATTAATAGTAACTCCAGAACCTACATTAATAATATTCGAGATTCCATTAAGTGTGATACTTGCAGGACCTATGGTAACAATACCAGTAACTCTTGCATCACCATTAACATAAAGTGAAGTTCCTGATGCGCCAACTGCACCAACTTCCAGAGCAAATCTTGGATTTGTAGTTCCGAGTCCAACATTTCTTAATGTGTTAATACCAGCACTTGTAGTGCTCCAAATAGGTGCAGATAGGGTTGTTGTGCTCCCTGCGCCCAAATAAGTATAAATCTCGATAAAGTTGTCATTAATAATACCACCAGCAGCACGAAGGGTACTGCCTGTATTATCATTTGCTGCACTTCCTGTGTTTATTCCGATTCTTGCCATTTTAGAAAGTTTTTAAGTATTTAGTTTAAGTAGTAATATAGTTTTCAAATCGAAGCGGAAGAGTTCTCTTAACAGCACCAGAGGTTGAAATTCCACCAACTCCATTATTTCCATAGAAGTTATATGTATTCTCTTTAGTTCTTCCTGTAAGTTCAATTCTTCCCCAACTAAAGTTTCCAAAGTAATTTGATGTTGCGATACCTCCAGAATATCCACTACCAGATCCAATTCCAGTAGAATCAAAAGTAAATGTAGTAGAATCAAAAGTAATATTTGTTGAGGAAAAATTAACAGTAGAAATGCCACTAATTCTTGCAAATATTCTTCTTACTATAGTTGTTCCAGCACCAACTGTTGCGATTCCAATTACGGTGTTTGCAACACTTACATTACTTACACTTTCTACTTGATAAACATTATCCACAAAATTAGTTCCAATTCCTATGATATTATTGCTAGTATCTCTTGATGTTATTGATGTTGTTGCAAAACCAACATTTGAATCATAAACTAAGAAGTAGTCACCAGTTCCAATACCACTAAGAGTAAGTGCAGTTCCAACAACAGATGTATCTCTCAAATATGAATTAGTTGGAATGTGAAGATCAAATATAATTTTATCAACAGAAGAAACTGTTGTGGTTCCAAATCCGACGATTACGCCAGAATCACCTGCATATGATGCAACACCACCAGTTTCTTTAATTATACCTGGTGATTCAATTAATACTTGTGGAGGAGTGGTAGATATATAACCACCTCCTCCAAATGTAACTGTAATTCCTGTTACTACCCCTCCAGACACAGTAGCAGATGCAACAGCAGTATTTTGTGCTGCTGTAGTCCCAAATCCAATTGGTTGAGAAATTGACACTGTTGGAGTGGTTATATATCCAACTCCACCATCATTAATTACAATTGAAGTAATAGTTCCTGCGATGGATACTACTGCAGTTGCAGATGCTCCAACTTTATTATCTTGAGAAATAATAATTACTGAATTTTGGAATGCTAATGGAGAAGAACCTCCAGCATTGTTTTCATTTGTTGGATTAAAGAATGGCCTTACATTATCAACACGAAGAATAGTGTTTCCAACTCCAACTGGTTGAATTAAATATGAAGTTGGAGTAATTGCTGCTTCGTAAAGAATTCTATCTTTTCCAATTGGTAGTTCATTAATAATTTTATCCTTAGTTTGTCTACACCATACTACAGGTCTTTCAAGAGTTTCGTCACTAATATTTCCTGGACCAAAATATGGATTAGTATTTACAAGATCTGTAGAATTAATACTAGTAACAGTCCTTTCTTCCTCTTGAAGTGTTGGAGACTGCCCACGTGAGGGGTCATAATTAATCGTTAGTTCATCACCAACTTTAACAGTTTCTAAAACATCAACATCCACAACATCAACAGACCCACTTCCACGATAGAAAATAATTTTTGAAGTATCCCCAACTTTTGGTGGTTCTGCAAATGTAATAATACTACCTCCTGGGAAAGTGTATCCTTTACCGGGAACTTGCAAAACATCATTGATGAATATTAACAAAGTATCTTGAACATTAATATTGGATCCTTTAGAAGAAAGAATAGAAATTAAATTACTAGATAATGTTATTGGGAAAGCAACAGTTTGCCCATCAAATCGATCATCAAGTCTATCAAGAACTTGAAGTTCTCCAATTGACCATCCCGTAAATTCATCTACAAAAGTTTTTTGTATGGTTAATTGGAATTCATTAAACGAAGATCGGAAGAGCACACG